TGCCGGACAACCTTACGGTCGGCGGCTGGCTCGACCTGCGCGGCACGCAGATCACGTCAGAGGAAATGCGAAAGGTCAAGTCATTGCAAGATGGTGATTATGTTGCCGGACGGTATTTGTATTGTGACGGCATTCTCACACATGTTTCCAAAAAGCGCAAGATTGGCGAATACACCTTGTATGTTGGAAAGATCAAGAACCGTAACGTAGTAAGCGACGGAAAGATTTATGCGCACTGCAAAACGCTCCGCGACGGAATTGCGGATATTGCATTCAAAAAAGCGGCTGAGCGTGGTGCGGGTCAGTATAAGGGGATTTCACTCGACGCGAAAATCCCGCTTGAAGATGCGAAAACAATGTATCGCATTATCACGGGCGCGTGCAGAGCTGGTACAGAGCAGTTCGCGCAGAGCCTTGGAGACAAATTGCAGGAGGCCTACACCGTGCGCGAGATGATCGAGGTGACAAAAGGCCAGTATAACGCTACAAAATTTGCAGAGTTTTTTGGGGAGGGCTGACATGGAAGACGTTGAGATCATCACTGAGCGGAATCACCGTCGCGTAAGAGAGCATGAGCTTGGCGAACGCTGGGAAGTGATCGTCAAGAAGCAGAAGCACAGAAGCAACGCTCTGAAAATGGCTGAGGCCGTTTGTGTCGTTGTCGCCTGTATGGCGGCTGGCGCGTCTGCCGTTTTCTTCGGCTTCGGATTTCCGAAGTCTGCGCTTGTCACCTGCGGCGTTGCCGCCATCTTCGGCTTCGGCGCTGTTGCGTTTTACGAGCCATGACGCAGTGCGAAAAGGTGCTTCGGCATCTGCGCGAGTTCGGCACGATCACGCCGATGGACGCGATTAGGGAATACGGGTGCCTCCGGCTTGGCGCTAGAATATGCGACCTTCGCCAAGATGGGCACCAGATCAAAAGCAAAATCGTAACAGGAAGAAACAGATTCGGCGAGGTAACGCACTACGCTGAGTACAGTTTGGAGGACAGCGATGAGCAACTTTGAACCGCCGGAGTCGGCGTACATTTACGACCTGTTCGGCGTGGAGATTTACGCCGGGGAGGAATATTGGGAGGGCGATGAAGGAATCTTCGCCGACCCGCTGGATGACAACTATGACAGCCGGAACAACATCATTTCTCTGCTTGTGGAGCAGTTGGGTACGCGGAACATTCTGGAGGCGCTTGGCTATGTCAAAAAAACTTACGAACGAGGTGGTTGAATGAGCTATTCAAGCGGCTGCACAAAATATGAGCTTGCGATTGCAAAGATCACGTTTTGGGACGGACCGGTTCGCTGCGAAACATGCCCGTGCATGGAGGTCTACCAGAGAAAGCAGTGCAGATTAACTGGTGAATATCTGAGTGACACACGCGGCGCCGGTCACAGTTGCCCGCTAATTCCGATTGACGATTATTCCGACTGGGCGGATGATAAGGCGTTGTCCGGAAAGGCACTTGACAATAACGAACGAAATTCACGATGCAGAATAACGGAGGGAAACAATGAAACAGTTTCGGACACTGAGGCCGGATGAGATTGAGTGCCGCGTTGCGCAGTGCAACGAAAAAGGCGCGTCCATCCTGCTTTACAAGACGGCACGGACGGACGCAGACATTTTGGATGAAACCGTAGGCTCCCAAAATTGGGAGAACGATTTCAAACTGGTCGATGGCGTCCTATACGGCGGAATCGGCATCGACTACATCGGGAACGGGCATCTTGTGTGGAAATGGGATGCTGGCACCGAGAGCAACACCGAGGCTGAAAAAGGCCGCGCGTCAGACGCTTTCAAGCGTGCTGGATTCAAGCACGGAATCGGGCGTGAGCTGTATTCCGCTCCGTTCATTTGGGTTGACGCTGCCCTTTGCGAACGACTGAAAAAGAACGACAAGGGCAGATGGCAGTGCAATGACCGATTTGACGTGTCGGAAATCAGTTACGATGATGCGGAGCGCATCAAGACGCTGACTCTGACCTCACGCGGGCGTGTCGTGTATACCTTCGGGCACGGAACAAGGGCAGCACCGCCCGCAAAGGAGCCGGAGCAGCCGAAGAAGCAGAAACGCCAGACGGGCTTCCGCTGCGCGGACTGCGGAAACGCAGTAGAGCCAACTGTTTTCGACGGCAAGAAGTATTCCGCATGGTCGATCGCGGAAAACACGACAAAGAAGTACGGACGTTGTCTGTGCTGGGACTGCTACATGAAGCAGGTGCAAAATGGTTGATATAACCTTTACCGCCGCCGATTGGTCGCTAGACTCTGCTGGTACATGGCTTCGCATCCGCGCGGACGTCCCCGCAAAAGCGCAGATGTTTCTTGCAACGATGATTCCCGGAAAGAAGTACGTTGCGGAGATCAAGGAGTTCCGCAAGAAGCGCAGCCTTGATTCAAACAACTACTTCTGGCAGCTCTGCGATCAGATCGCGGACAAGCTCGGACGGACGAAAGAAGACATATACATCGACTATATCAAGTCGGTCGGCGTATTTAAGGACATCCACCTCACAAGAGAGGACGCGCCGACGTTCCGGACGGCGTGGTCGATGCTCGGGACTGGCTGGCCGACCGAAGAAGTTGACTATCAGCAGGACGGTGACGGCGTTGTTGTCAGAGCCTATTACGGCTCGTCTCGATACAACGCGAAGCAAATGAGCCGGATTATCGATATGGCTGTGCAGGATGCAAAAAGCCTCGGAATCGAGACCTTGACGCCTGACGAGCTGGCTCGGATGAACATTGAATGGGGTGAGAGAGCTGCACAAACAGACAAAGGCAACTAGTATCCCGCCTCTGTAAAGGAGGCTGTCATGGAGCGTGACGGCGGTTGCTGCATTGTTTGCGGTAGACCGGGAAGCCCATGGTGTCACTACATACCGCGCTCCCACGGCGGGCTTGGAATCGCCGAGAACATCATAACGCTGTGCGATACCTGCCATTTTCTCTACGATCAGTCATACCTTCGCCAGCCGTTTAAGAGCACAATAGAGCATTATCTAAAAAGCAAATATCCAGATTGGGATGCAGAAAAACTTGTATACAGGAAAGGAATGTAAAAAATGTCTGAAAACATCATTGGCATCAGCACCGAACGCTATGAGGAGCTTGTCTCCGCAAGAGAACCGCTGAAGTTCCTCGAAAAAGCATACCGCGAGCTTCAGAGCTATCGATTCGATGACATCCTTCTGCTTTTGTTTGGGCCGAAGGAAAAGGAGGGCGAGAAATGCTGAATACCATCACGATCATGGGCAGGCTGACGAAAGACCCCGAATTGCGTCGGCTTGAAAGTGGAACGGCTGTTGCATCGTTCTCCATCGCCTGTGAGCGCGACTACGAGCCGCAGGGCGGCGAAAAGGTAACAGACTTCATCGATGTTGTCGCTTTCGGGAAAACGGCTGAATTCGCCGAGAAGTTCTTCACAAAAGGCCGTATGGCTGTTGTGACAGGGCGCTTGCAGATTCGCGGCTGGACGGACAAGGAAGGCAACAAGCGCCGTACCGCAGAAATCCTTGCCGACCATTTCTATTTCGGAGACTCAAAGCCGACCGGAACGGAGGAAACTAAAAGCGAGTTCTCGGAGATCACGAACGACGAAGCCCTTCCTTTTTAGGGGTGTAAGGGATGGGGAAAAATAAAGATCCAGCAGTTCTGTTTTATACATCTGATTTTCTGTCCGGCTGTGCCTTGATGGATATGCGGGAGCGTGGGCAGTACATCACGCTCCTGTGCCTCCAAAGAGAGCGAGGGCACATGACAATGCAGGAGATTGTAAGAGCTGTCAAAAAGCCGTCTACGGAGGTCATGCGCAAGTTTCAAAAGGACGATGACGGCAAGTATTACAACCGACGCATGGACTTGGAAATTGAAAAACGAGAAGCACATTGTCAGCGTCAACACGAGAATGTGGCAAAGCGTTGGAATAAGCAAAACTGCGCATCTGGTATGCGCGATGGTAACAACCATGGTAATACCACGGTATTACCTTTAGGAAATGGAAATGGAAATGGAAATATAAAAGATAATAGTTCTATTTCTGAGAAGAAGAAAAAGGGAAAGGAATTTACAGCACCAACGCTTGAGGAAGTAGAGGCTTATGCAGAAGAACGCGGCGTGCCGGACTTGGGAAAAACCTTCTTCGAGTATTTCACCGCTGGCGAGTGGTGCGACTCGACCGGGAAGCCAGTCCAGAGCTGGAAGCAGAAGTTCTTGACGTGGGAGTCGAACGAGAAGAAAAGGCGCGTGAAGAACGAAAGCAGAAGTTACGTTGAACACGGCGATGAAATGGGCGAATTTGAGCGTCAGGCCATGAAGAAAATGCTTGAAAGGGGTATGCCGGATGACTAGACCCGTTGGGCGTTTTGAGAAGAACTGCCCTTGCAAACAAGACTGTGCTAAGCGTAGCGCAGAGTGTCGGAAGACATGCCATGAGTGGGCTGTGTACGAGGCGATGAAAGCCGAAGAATACGAGCGCAGGCAACGTGTCTCGGAGTATTACTACAACCGAAGAGAGCCTACAGCGGCCTCGAAATCGGCTCGACGGAGGCATGAAAAGGCAGCTCAGCGCGGGCGCTGCCATTGGAGGTGACATTTGGTGAAGCACTATGGCGATATTTGCAAGATCATCGGCGCGGATATCGAGCCGTTCTGCATTGCAGTAACGAAACGGCATTTTGGTGATGAAAAATGTGAAGGAGAAACAGATGGAAGTTAAAATTCTACAGGGCGTTACGCCATTTGAAATCGAGCTTCGCGTAAACGAATTTCTTGAGAAGACGCCGTATCGAGTCGTTGACATCAAGTTTAGCTCTTGCGCGATCAAGAGCATGGGTGTTGCAGAGACGATGTATACCGCAATGATCGTGTACAACACGGAGGGATAGGAAGTGAGAGCGAAGAAAGATGGCGAATTCCGCAGCAGCGTCTACACACAGCGCCCGCCGTATGCGGACTTTGATGCGCCTGCAAAGTTTCAGGCGATTCAGAGCATTGTCGCAAAGCGGCTCAAAGAGCACCCGAACGCGATGTGTTCGTATTCCGGAGGAAGCGACAGCGACATCATGCTACACATGATCGAAAGCGTCAGGACGATATTTAATCTGCCTCCGATCAAGTATTTCTTTTTTGAGACCGGCCTTGAAATGGACGCGACACGGCGGCACGTTCGGGAACAGGCTGAACGCTATGGCGTGGAAATTTGCACAGTTAGGCCAAAGAAAAACATTGTGCAAGCAACGAGAGAATACGGTCAGCCTTTTGTTTCTAAAATCATGTCAGCCGGTCTGGAAGGAGTGCAGAAAAAGGGAATCCCACTAAGCATACACGATGAATACAACAATGCAGAAGACAAGGCAGAAAAGCGGCGGGAACTAAAGGAACGGTATCCCGGATGCGAGACAACAATCAATTTCCTTTGTTGTTGCAACTCAAAGGGAGAGCCACGGCCGGACATTCAGCTTGTAATCAATAGCTCAAAGTACATGCTGGACTTCATCAAGGAGAATCCGATTCCGTTTCGTGTCAGCAACCGTTGTTGCGACACTTGCAAGAAACAACCTGCGCATGCCGTAGAGAAGCAATTCGACATGGTGATTACAGGAGAGCGCCGAGACGAAGGAGGCATGCGCTCCGTTCCGAGAAGCGACAGCTCAACGATGTGCTTCACAGAGACGGCGGCGGGGAAGTTCCGGCTTAGACCTCTGTACTATGTCTCGGACGCCGATAAACAGTGGTACAAAGACTATTACGGATTGCGTTATTCAGATGCCTATGAGGTATACGGATTAAAGCGAACCGGTTGTTGTGGCTGCGCAATCTCAGCCAGAGCGGCGGCGGACTTAGAGCTGATACGCCAGTATGAGCCGAACGTTGTTAAGGCGGCTTGGGCGATCTTCGGGGACAGCTACCGGTATAGGGCGCTTTACAACGATTACAAGGCGAAGCGAATGGAAGAAGAAAAAGCGGAGAAACACGCGGCACGGGACGACGTGATGCTGCAAGGCCAGATGACGTTTGAAGGGATGGATGACGCACTATGACGCACGCAGAAACCATAGAATCGCTGCGATGCTGCTTTGGATTTGGGGCATGTAGTGATTGCAAAGCGAAAAGCATGAACGAAGAAGACAAATTGCCGTGCAAGCTAGACTGCAAAGACCGGCTCGGGCTGTATGCCGCAGACCTGATCGAGCGTCTGACCGCCGAGAATGTGGTGCTCCCGGATGGGCAAGCGAGCGCGATTGAATCGCTTCGCAAGGAAATCGAGTGGAAGGACATGGTGATTGCCCTCGCATAGAGAAAGCAGGCGGAGGCAGAAGCCGAGAGGGACGCGCTGCTGGAATACGCGAAAACGATGCAGAAAGGATGAAAACAAAAACATGAGTTATTTTGAGGAATACGATGATATGTTCTCTGAACCGTCAAGGGCGGAACAGATCATTGAGGACGCAAAGGCTGCGCTCTGGAATGAGCTGACCGAGGAAGTCAAGCAGCTGATGGACGATGTCAACGAGGCGAAGACGAAAGCCGATGAAATCAGAAGAGAGGTTTCCAGCCTGAATTGGGGAAAAGCGCAGCTTGAGGAAGAAATCAAGCAGCTTCGTGATCAGAAGGTCTATGTTGAAGCGCACGAAGTTCCTGAAAGGAAGGTCAAGGCAATCGTCAACCATCTGACAAAGGACTTCCGCCCCGGCGATGAGTGCTGGGTGATCGATTCGGAATACGAACGGCATACCTGCGAGATGTGCGGCGGCAAAAAGAAAGTGTCGGCTGACATTGGCGGGGAGACGTTTGAAATTAACTGCCCCACGTGCAGTGGCTACGGAACCGTTTCAAAATCAACGTATTTCCCCAAAAAGTCAAAAATCAAGAATGTCAGGATGTTGCTCTGCTTCGATTCTAGCAACCGCATGAATATATGGAGTACGGAAACGTTGATCGTTGACGGTAGCGATGACCGTAACAGAGCGGGTTCCGTATTCAAGACGGAAGAAGAGGCAAAAGCGGCGATCAAAGAAAGGTACTGGGACGAAAATGGATGATTTTCTGAGATTCTTCGACAAAGTAAGGTCGCGGATGCCGCTGCCAGAAGCGCCGGAGGTGAACGTATGAAGGTCTACATTGCCGGGGAGATCGCCGGCAACGAGAACTATAAAGCACAATTCGAGAGTGCGGCGAGACAGATCGAAGCGCTTGGGCATATCGTTTTGAGTCCGGCCTTGCTGCCGGAGGGAATGACGGCAGAAGAGTATATGCGAATCTGCGCCGCTATGATAAGCGTATGCGACGAGATATGGGTTCTTCCAAACTATTGGAACAGCGCCGGGACAAAAACTGAAATCAGTCTTTGCGAGTATTGCGATAAGCCGGTTAAGTACCTGAGCGGCGAGGATTGGTTCGACTACGACGAGTGGAGGCGCGAAGAATGGAGCGTTTAACGTTTGACGGAAACTTCTGCGACATTGCGCAGTGCCGCAATGTTCCGGGTGGAAGCTTCTGCGAGGATGGCGCGTGCAGTCTGAAGAAGGTATGGGAGCGCCTCAAGCAGTTTGAGGACGCCGTTGAAACACCAGAAAAATTTTACAAGATGTACGGCGAGTTTTGCCTTTTGGAGTCTGCGCTTAAAAACTACGGCAGCCACGACCGCATGAAAGAGCTTGCTGAAGCAGACAAAGAGGGGCGCGTGGTTGTGCTTCCATGCCGGGGCGATGCAGACATTGTCCTCATGCGAAACAGTACCGCTTTCAAGCCAGACCACTGGAACATTCATCTGACCGCGTTTGCAGAAAACCAGCCGACACCGAGCGGAAAGAAGGTTGCCTTGTTAGACCTTATAGAAGTTCGGGAATTGATGGAGGGCAGCACAGATGGCTAAGTCGAAAAAGCTTGGTATGCCAGCCGCCTATACATCGAATGCAAGAGCTGATTTCCTGCGCCGCCCGAAAGAGGCAGAACGTCGGAAATGGGCGGTGGCAAGTGATGATCGTCTGGAACGTATGGAGCAGAAGCGGATGGAACGTGAAAAGGAGGGCAAGAAGGATGGCAACGAAACGAATATGTGACCGCTGCGGGGCGGAGATAAACCCCACAAGCTCTGTGACGTATGTAAACGTACGAAGCGCGTTCCATGAGAATTCACCTGATATTGAGCTTTGCTGCTCCTGCGAAATGCAAATCAAAGAATGGCTTAAGCCACGTGTAGAGGAGGGCAAGAAGGATGGCTGAAACATACTGTACCGCATTTATGGAGGGCTTGCTGCCTGAAAAGCAGGCTGAGGGTCTGGGCGTTCAGGCCGCCGTAGTCCTCGGCGAATGCTTTCGTTGCAAAGACTATGCACGATGCTCAACTGATGAAACATTTGTGTTTCCGGCAGAGGCGGCCTGTATGGTACGCAGGGACCGTGTGCTGAGAGATTGGGGCCTGCTGGACGAGGCTGGCGTGGAGGTGCGGGACGATGGGTCAACATAAGCACAACCCGACCGCTATTGCAGCGGCAAAAGGCGAGCTGCCGCCGAAGAAGCGAGAGCGGCAGCTGACCAAGAGGCAGGCGGAGCGGCTTTTGAAAGCAGAGATCCTGAGTAGATGCACACCACTGATTGCATTGCCGTATGAAATGCAAAGCAGAATCGTAAGGGAGTATATGGCTTATGACTGATTACATCAAGCGCACAGATGCGGTTAAACTCGCCGAAAAGTACGGACTTGCAGACGGCTCTGTATTGGGATGGCATACCGGACTGGCGGATTGCATTGCAAGCGAGATTTCGGGTTTGCCCGCCGCAGACGTTGCGCCGGTGGTGCGGTGTAAGGACTGTAAGTACAGCACCCTTCCATCTGAACTTACACAGAGGTATGGGAAAGCGGGAACACTGACTTGCCACAATAAATATTCGCCATGCAACAGACGCAATGTCAGCGAAAACGATTTTTGTAGCTACGGCGAGGAACGCGGGAATGGGTGATATTACATTCATGGACTGCTGGCACTTTATCGCGCCGCTGATTCCGACAAATACAGACTTCGCGCGAGAGGTATATGTGATGACATTTAAGGCGCTGAAAGACGCCGAGGAGCATAGAAAAAAGAATGAAAAAGACTAGATGCGAGATTTTTCACGATAATTTCCAGAACTACAAAAAATACAACATACCGAAAGCACAGCTTGTAATTGCTGATATTCCGTACAACATTGGCGCAGACGCATACGGAAGCAATCCGATGTGGTATAAAGGCGGCGATAACTCAAACGGAGAAAGCAAATTCGCAAAAAAGAGTTTTTTCAATTCTGATGGGTATTTCAAAATTGCGGAGTATATGCACTTCTGCTCTAGGCTGTTGAAACCTGAGCCGAAAGAAAAAGGCAAAGCTCCAGCGATGATAGTGTTCTGCGCGTTCGATCAGATTCAGACAGTCGCAGACTACGGGTCTAGATATGGATTCAGCAACTGGTTTCCGATTTTCTTTTGCAAAAACTACTCGGCACAGGTCTTGAAAGCGAATATGCGGATTGTTGGTGCTACAGAATTTGCAGTTGTGCTGTATAGAGACAAACTCCCGAAATTTAACAACGGTAGAAAAATCGGTGACGATGGAAAACCTATTCGCGGAACTGGACATATGGTTTTTGACTGGTTCGCATGGGAGCGCGATGGAAAAGACGTTCCCAAAATACACCCGACGCAGAAGCCTGTAAACGTGCTGAAACGGTTGATTGAGATATTCACGGATGAGGGGGATGTAGTGATTGACCCATGCTGTGGGAGCGGATCAACTCTGAGGGCGGCAACAGAACTTGGACGGAGTGCTTTTGGATTTGAAATCGACCGTAATTTTTACAATGCGGCAAAGGAAAAAATGCTACAGTCTGTAGAAACGGCGGAACATGGGAACGAAAATCAAACAAGTTTGTTTTGAAAGAAAGGACTTTTTGAATGAGCCTTGAGAAAGTAACTGACAAACAGGAGAACGAGAGCGGCGGAGTGCAGTCATTCCGCCCTTTCAAAAGCGAATGGCTTCCACCGAAAGCGATGCTGAAGCTATCGCAGGTGCGGTACGAGTCGGACGCGGTTCATCACTATCCAGAGAACAATTACAAACTGATTCCGGCAAAGGAGCATGTAGGCCGCGCTTTGACGCATCTGTTCGCATGGCTCGCCGGAGACGAGACAAATGAGCATTTGGCACATGCGCTTTGCAGAGTTGCATTTGCCGTAGAAATGGAACAGGAGGTGAAGCATGAAAACGGAGATTCTTAAAATCAAGGGAGATTGGGAGGAAGTCGCTTCTGACTGCCGCCTGACCGTTGGCAAGCCGCCGCTTGGGAAAGAACCGAGCGCAGACTTCAAGCGAAAAATCCTGATCGCAGAGCACAGCCCGATTCGGGACATCAATGTGAAGTGGGCATGGCGAGGAATCAAGAGCTGGATTGCAACGCACTGGACGCGGCACAAATGGGAGTGTTTTGTAAAGACACAGCGCTCAGACCGCACGGGGATTGACCGTGACAATCTGCCGCAGGACGCGCCTGTTGACTTCACAGGGGACGCAAATGTACAGGCATTGATTGATACGATGCGAAAGCGTTTGTGCCACCAGTCCTCGCCTGAGACGCGGCAGTACGCCGAGGACTTCAAGGCAGCTCTGCACGAGATCGAGCCGGAGATTGCAGACGTCCTTGTTCCAAACTGCGTATATCGCGCGGGCTGCCCGGAGATGAAACCGTGCGGAGAGAAACGGTGCTTCTTCGACACTATGTTTGTTAAGACTTACGGCGCGGTCGCACTTACCGACATTCAGGACAGATACGATGCCTACAACAAGTTCTTTTACTCTAGCAGAAAGAACGAGGTGGAGTAAATGAGAATTACATTTGTTTGTCACGGGTGCGGAAAGACGGTAACGAAAGCTGTAAATGATGACGGCGCGAAGCATAGATATTGCTCCACAGAATGCTACACAGCATACCGCAGAAAGCACGCGAAGAACAAGTACAAGGCATACTGCGGGACGCACGACGCGAAAACATGCAGAAAGGAAAGAATCAGAATCACGAAGGAAATCTTTCTGTACCCGGAGTTCAAGCCGGAGCTCGGCGCGGAGTATACCGCAGAAAGATACCAGTACGGAAAAAACGTCGGATATGTGGTCGTCGTGAACGGTCACAGGGTAAATGTACGTTGGAACGAGTGCGAGGAGGTGTAGCCTTGAGAGCCATTACGTGGACGCAGAGACATATATTGATGGTATACGCCCGTTGTAACATGAGCCGCAGGAAAACCGCAGAAGCGTGTTTCCTGAGCCTACAGGACATTGATTATCACCTTCGCATGGTGGAGGTGAAAACAGGGCTGAATCCGCATAACTTCAAAGACCTTGTAAAGCTGATCTTTATGTGCGGCGATGGCGGCATGTTTGAGTTGGATACGCTATGACAGATCGGCAGAAACACTTTTACAAGCTGTATATGTCCGGGTACAGCATGGGGCAGATCGCCAGAAAGTACAGAGTGAATCCTTCAACGGTGTGCCGGACGGTAACACGCGCAGAAAGGAACATACGAAACGCAGAAAGGCTTCTGCTCGAAATGAAAAATTTCATGCCGGAGGACGAAAATGGGAAAAATACTTGCGATTGGCCCCGGAAACATCGAGAGCGGTTTTGTTATTGCAGAGTACGACGAGCGCGACATAACGCGAGTGCTCCGCGTCGGGAAACTGGAAAACCACGAGATCATGCAGATCATCGCAGAAAGCGAAAAAATTGACTTTGTGATCGAGATGATCGCGGGGATGGGTATGACCGTTGGCAAGGAAGTCTTTGATACCTGTGTATGGATAGGCCGCTTTTGGGAGCGGGCGCTCACAAGGGATTTCCGGGAAATGCAGTACATATACCGACTGGAAGAAAAGCTGTGCCTTTGCGCGTCTCCGCGTGCGAAGGATGCGAACATCAGGCAGGCGCTTGCCGACCGCTACGCGCCCGGACAGCCGAACTTCGGAAAAGGCACAAAGAAACAACCGGGCTTTTTCTTCGGCTTTTCCTCTGACATGTGGGCGGCTATGGCGGTAGCTACGACGTACTACGACAAATTTGTAAAGGGGATACAGATATGATGGGAGAACTTTTTGACGCCGTTGGAGCGCTTGCAGAAATGTCGCTGCTGTTTTACAAAGCCACGATAAACGCGGGCGCAACAGAAGAACAGGCGAACATCCTGATAACTGCGTTCCTGCGAGCGTCATTGCAGAAAAACGGGAAGAACAAAGAGGGAAGAGAAGATACCGGAGACACGGAATAAACTTTGTGAGACCGCAGAAAAAGAACCCCGCCCGATGTGGGCGGGGGTTCCTATCTCGCAAAGAGTCTTTGCAGAAATGAGCGTTGCTTCCGGTAAAACGCCGTAACCGTTTCGATCTCGTCGCATCCGGTATAAGGGACATCATACCGCCAAACTCCGGCGGGCGTTTGATAGATGCACTGGCCGTACTGCGGCAGAAGCTCCAAGCCGGGCATATCTAATATGTTTCGGCTCTGCTGCCGCGTTGCGGTGTGCAGGCCGCAAATGGCGGTAAAGTTTACTTTTACGGCTGTGGGGATGATTGTTGCAAGCGGGCACTGTGTCACCAGTATCACATGCACTTTTGCCGCGCGCCCGATCTGGCTAAGGCGCTGGACGGCCGGAAGCGCTTGCTTTTTCATCGTTGTCATGAGGTCGGCGAACTCCTCAATAATGATATACACGTCCGGCCCGCAGAACGTGCGAAGCCTGCGCCGCTGCATCCGCTTATATCGCGCCTCTGTGATTCCAAGAGCATAATCAAGCGCCGCGATGATCTCGCCGCCCTCTGTGGCGTGCCGGAGCGTGTGCGGCATTCCGGCATATTCGTTCAGCTCTGTGCGCTTCGGGTCGATCAGGATCATCTGCTTTTCGTTCGGATGGTGGCGCAGAATGGCGCACACCAGCCCATTAAGCAGAACGGATTTACCGGAGCCGGACGCGCCAGCAATCAGAAGATGCGGCTGCTCTAACATGTCCGCGAACAGGGCGGGAACCTGCCCGCCCATGCTTGTAATTTTCATGCCGTTTTCCCTCCGTCGAAGAAATATGTTCCGTTCGCTTTTTCGTTGGCACCTAAAGACCCAGAAGGCGGCGGGCCGCGTCCTCGTCGATGAAGTTTGTCCAGCCGCTTTCGTGCAATTCCTCGGCTGCCTCGTGAAGCGTGATTTTGCCGGATAGAACATCATCGCGCAGGCTGCAAAGAATGTTCTTTACCATGAGAATTCCTCCATTCGTCGCGGGGCGGTTAGACCGCCACCGCAAGCGTTTTGTAATCAAACGTGTGGCACGCTGCAACGATCTCGCGCCGGGTGTCGTCGTGCCACCAGAAGCGCCAGCCGCGCGGGTTCTCGTAGATGTCCTGCGCGAACGCCTGCACGTCGATTTCTCCGCGCCCGAAGTCTGTAGCGGCGTCGAATGCGTAGTCGTCAGTGTATCTGCCATCGGTTCGGCCTGCGACGATCTGTCCGGCGCGAATGGCCTTTGCAATCGTTGCGGCGGTCAGGCGGTCGCCCAGCTTCACGGGCTTCACGGGGGCGAACGGGGAAAATGTGCGGTTGCTCGGCTGCTCGCCAAGGGAAACCGTCAGGCCGTCCACCTCCTGCAAGGGCTTCCCGGCTCTCAGCCAGTCCACAAGCTCCGCGAGGGTGTCGCACTCCGGCGCGGCCATCTCCACATATTCTGTCATGCAGAGGCGGTCGGCGTCCATCTTCCACGGGCTGATCGAGAAAAGCCAGCGCGTGCAGGTCTTGCCGTTCTGCATCGCGTTCGCCAAGTCGATAATTACAAGGCTATCGCGGTACGGATGGGCCGAGATGTTCAGGCCTTCAAAGTATAGATCGTCGTACTGGTTCAAAAGGTCGATCACGCGGAATTCTTCACAGTTGTTAATGATTTTCATTGCTTGTTCCTCCTGATTTAAGATTATGTGGTGCGGCTGATCGGCTCAACCGCCCAGAAGCCGGGAATCAGGCTGCAACGGTGAATTCTCCCGCCCACGCCTGCAAGATCGCGCCGGAGTCGGTGACGGCAGTAACCCAGCCGCCGACGGCAGCGGCGCGGATTTCTTCGGGCGTGTGCCAGATGCTAGAGCAAGTCGGGGAGATGTTAATGGGTAGATTCTGCATAATGCACACGCCTTCACTCAAAATCGATTTCTGCGATGATCTCATCACCGCGGGCGAGATCATTCACGAACTCGGCAGAGGTATAAACGCCGCAGAAGCCGCTATTACAATCGCAATTTGCGTATAGTTCCTCGAAACTAACTTCGGAGAGCTGCGCAAGCCATTCCGTGGCGATCTCCTCGCGCTCTGCGACGCCTGCGTCGCCCCAGCGCGGATTTTTAAGCGGGTAGTTTTCTTCGTGCCCGTCCTGCCACATGTAGCAGGCGCGCCCGTCGTCCTCGGTTGCAGCCGTCAAAAAGCCCCCGTTTGTTTCCACAAAATACATCTTTGCCATTTTTTGTTTCCTCCTTAAGTCTCGCCCGCGTGATCTGCGGGGCGCTTGGTATCTCTTGTTTACATGCCTATTATATACGTTAACGGTTAACTTGTCAACCGCCACAGAGTAAAAACGTGCACAAATAACCGTCAGCTTTTTGTGCAATTTTACACGTTTACGGTTACGCGCTCGCCGTGGTATACTCATAGCCAAAGGAGGCGACAACATGCCCGTAAGCGATGCGCACAAGCGAGCTAGTGCCCGCTGGAATGCAAGCCGCGATAACATCATGATCCGCCCCACCATAGACGAGGGGCGCGAGATCAGGGACGCAGCAGCCAAGGCAGGGCAGAGCGTACAAGCGTACATATTGGAGGCCGTCCGAGAGCGGATGGGCAAAGCACCGGCTACCGATTAACGGCGGCCGGTGTTCTTCTTTTCGTCTGCACGCCGTCCGTGCGTTGCTTAAGCCCCGCACAAAGCATCTGCACCGCTTTTGTATTCCTTCGCGCCCCTGCGCCCGCGTGCCGTACCGCGCAGCACTCCCAGCGCCAAAAGCACGCGCGCGGCGCATGTGTTGCACACATGCGTGCAATGATTCCCGCGCACAAGGCAAAAACACTTGCTTTTTTACCCTGAGCAATGTTATGCTTTTGCTAGCAGCAGCGCCGCGAGCTAGCTTGCGCGCAGCAGCAACGCAAAAGCGCAATTTTCATTTTGAGGTGATAGCATGGCAACCGACAAGCTGGCGGCAACTGACAAGCCCGCCGAGATCGCAAAGCCCAAGCGCAAGCGCAACAGGCCGGATCTGGCCAACTTTGGACAAGAGCACATCGAGCCGGGAGACAATGCCCGATATCTGCGCAATGCTATGGTTGCATGGGATCTACCACCGATCGATATAAGCGATGCAAGGCAGGTTGAGCATCGCATACAGGAATATTTCGAATTCTGCATCAATCAGGATGCAAAGCCAAGCGTCCCCGGTATGGGATTGTGGCTTGGAGTAGATGCATCAACAGTCGCAAGATGGCGACGAGGCGATTACAGAGAGCAGACACACCGCCAAGTGATTAAAAAGGCCATGCAGGTGCTCGAGATGTTGTGGAATGATTGGATGCAATCCGGCAAGATCAACCCTGCATCTGGTATCTTCATCGGTAAAAACATGTTCGGCTACAAAGATACACAAGATGTTGTGCTTTCTCCGCATAACCTACTAGATGATGGGGCTAGTCCTGATGCAATCGCGGACAAATACCGGGATGCCCTGCCGGATGCGGATGTGCTGCCGGATGATCCGCAAGTCTAACGCAACAAATTATCTATTTTGTTGCGTTCGTTGTCTGCGAAAAGTTGCTCAAACATGAGTAAACAACGGTAACATTGAACATTATACAGATATGCAGTGAATAGGGCGTATAATATGCACGCATACAGAGTGCATACCGGAGGGGGAAAGCGCCCGCCGCCACCAGCGCTGGTGAACCCTTTTACCACCGAAAAAGTAAAAAGGCATCCCCAATGTTGCCTTGTAATAACGCACTGATAAACGGTTCAGTGTAAGCAGCACAGAAGGGCTGACGCTTTGCGTCGGCTCTTTTTGTTTTGGAGGAGAGGCATGTACGAAGAGACGTTAAGAAGGATAAAGCGTCATATAGAGCTGCACCCCGAGGATAGCACAGCATACGGAGACTATTTCGATGTTGTCAGGGCGATGTGGGAGGAAGATAAGGAAAAGGCGTTCGAGCATAACCTTTGGCTGAGGAATGCGACGGCATTGCAGGTAAGGTATTCGGGAAGCTCGGAGGCGGTATTAAAATTTTACGAAATAAACAAAAAGACGTATTTGCTGGCAGCAAAGGACGATTTCGATTCGTACTGTGTGTACTTGGAGTGGAACAGGGAGAAGGAGAAGCGCTTCTATGTTCCTAGGCGGGCGACGCTTAGACCTCTTGTACAAGACTTGCAGGATTTGAACGACGGGAAGTTAGACTTCTTGGGCGTGTCTCTGCCTCCAAGAGTCGGGAAATCGACGCTTTGCATATTCTTCATGACTTGGATTATGGGGAAGCGGCCTTCAGTTGCAAATGTCATGTCAGGCCATTCGGATAAGCTGACAGACGGCTTTTACAGAGAGGCAATGAACATTCTGACGGACACGGAAACGTATCTTTGGTCGGACGTGTTTCCAGGCGTAAAGGTCGTAGACAATTCTGCAAAGAACGAGACGATAGACCTTGAAAGGAAGAAGCGGTTTCCGACGTTTACGGCGCGTTCGGTTGGAGGAACGCTAACGGGCGCGGTCGAAGTCGGCACAGGCGGCTGTCTGTATGTAGACGACTTGATCGAGGACTTGGAGGAGTCTTTGAACCCTGTTAGATTGCAGGCGAAATACGACGCGTATCTCAATCAGCTTAAGGACAGAAAGAAGGACGGAGCTTTCGAGCTGATGGTAGGTACAAGGTGGAACGTAGCAGACCCGCTCGGACGGATAGAGGAACAGTATTCCGGAAATCCGAGGTATCGTTTCCGGGTAATTCCTGCCCTTAACGAAAAGGGTGAGTCGAACTTTAACTATCAATACGGCCTTGGATTCTCTACGGAGTATTACAAGGACATGAAGGCGAGTATAGACGATGCGACGTGGTGTGCGAAGTATCAAGGCAAGCCGTATGTCAGAGAAGGTCTTTTGTTCCCTGCGGAGTCTCTACGCTATTATAACGGCGTTCTTCCAGACGGTGATTTCTATAAGGTCTCTGTGTGTGACGTTGCGTGGGGCGGCGGTGACAGCCTCGCAATGCCGTTTGCGTATATCGCATCGGACGGGAGTGTGTATATACACGACGTAATCTTCAGCAAGGGAACGAAAGATGTTACACAGCCGATGATCGTCAATCGCACGAAGGAGCACAAGCCCCATAAAGAACGCTTCGAGGCGAATAACGGCGGCGGTGAATATGCTTCCACTGTAGACAGGATGCTCCGGGCAATCGGCGTGAGAACGAATATCACTTCTCAGAGAGCGCCGAACAATCAAAGCAAGCTAGGCCGTATAATTCAGTATTCTCCGGAGATCAAGCGATTCTATTTCGTGGATAAGGAGCATCGAACGCCGGAATACGACGAGTTTATGCGCGAAGTGTGTACCTTCTCCCAAACGGGAAAGAATACGCACGACGACGCGCCGGACAGCCTAGCAATGTTAGCCGACGAACTATATCACGGCTCCGCTCAGATAGAGATCAAGAAGCGCGTGTTCTAAATTCGTGCACGCCTGCGTGCAATGTTGAGAGAAGCAATGTTTCAAATGCAGTAAAATATGCAATGAAATATGCTATTATTGGGTAAAGGAGTTCTGCATCTGCCTTGGCTGCTGTGAGCCATGTTTCTTCCTTCCTGTTTTCTTTGGCCGCCGGTTATCCGGCGGTCAAGGCAGGTGCAGAATCTACGGGCCGTTATCTCAAATGGCTAGAGCGACCGTCTCATAAACGGTAATATCTCGGTTCGACTCCGAGACGGTCCGCCAATACGCAGGCGGAAGCTAGATGGTAAAGCTCGAATGGACAGCAATTCGGTTAGCAGGTTCGATTCCTGCCGCCTGCGACAAAAGAGGTATGTTATGCAGTTTGGACGAACAAAAATCAAAACCGACATCGAGCGCGTAGACAGAGGTAATGTCCTTGCGGTGCTTGAGGCGGCAATGAACGACCATATCTCCAACTACGGAGATATTGAGTACCTGTATAATTACTTCAAGGGCAACCAGCCTGTTTTGCAGAGGACAAAGGAAATCCGTCCTGAAATCTGCAACAAGATCGTGGAGAACATCGCGAACGAGATTGTGTCCTTCAAAACGGGGTATCTCCTTGGAGAGCCAATCCAATACGTTAGCCGGTCGGACACGGACACAAGCAAAGAGGTCGGCGAGCTGAACGACATCATGGAGCTGTGTAGCAAGGCATGTGTAGACAACGAGATTGCGGAATGGCTCTATATCTGCGGCATCGGGTACAGGCTCATTCTTCCGAACGATAGCGCAATCAAGGGCAAGGCTGTTCCTGCGCTTTCTGTCGGAGAGAAGCCAGACCTCGGAGACGATGCGCCGTTCTCTGTGCACTGCCTAGACCCGCGCGGCGCGTTTGTTGTCCATTACTCCGGAATCGGGGAAAAGCCAGTTATGGGCGTCAAGTACGTCAGAAAGGACGATTTGACGGTTGTTTATAGCGTTTGGACGGACACGACGTACTTCGAGATCGAGAGCGGAGGCATAAACGGAGTCGGGCGTATCGTAAAGGAGATCCCAAACTCCGTCCGGTATATCCCGATTGTCGAATATGTCTTGAACAATGCTAGACAGGGCGCGTTTGAAATCGTACTCCCGCTTTTGGACGCGATCAATGCGACGCAGAGCGATAGAATCGACGGTGTAGACCAGTTTATACAGTCTCTTATGGTTCTGTATAACGCAGAGATCGACGAGGAAAAGGCGAAGAATCTACGAGACGCAGGGCTTATTATTCTGAAATCCTTCGGTGAGAACAAGGCCGATATCAAGGTTCTGAACGAACAGCTCAACCAGACACAGACGCAGACCTTGATCGACGATCTTTACCAGAAGGTTCTTGAGATCGTCGGTATGCCGAACAGAAACGGCGGCACTAGCACAAGCGACACGGGCGCGGCGGTCATTGTCCGTGACGGATGGTCAACGGCTGAGGCAAGGGCGAAGTCCGACGAGGCAAACTTCAAGCGTTCCGAAAGAGAATTTCTTAAGATCGCGCTTGCCATCATCAAGAGAACGGTCGGTTTATCCCTTATGCTGAAAGACGTGGATATTAAATTCACGCGGCACAATTACGATAATATTCAAAGCAAGTCTCAGGTGCTTGTTTCCATGCTCAACAACCCGCACATTCACCCTGCGCTTGCCTTCGAGCATTGCGGCCTGTTCTCTGACCCGCAATCGGCGTTCAACATGTCGGAGGCTTACTACCAAGAACAGATGCAGAAATGGGAGCCGGAAGAGGTAAGCGACGATGACGACGATCTACAAGAAGCTGGACAAAGAGCTTCCGAAGGTGAAGAACAGCCTACGACGTGAGTTCAACCGCCTGTCTCTGATGGGCTTTGACGAGCTTAATGTGCTGAACACGCGAAAAACAACCGCACAGATGTACAAACGGCTTTCGGAGAGAAATAAAAAGCTGTATCTGGACAGCGGATACTTTGCGTATCTTTTCGCATTCGGTCAGGCTTCAGCGCTCGGTTTTTCCGGAAAGAGAAGAAAAATTGATGCAAAGTGGGTAGATGCGTACTTGCAGGAATACAATCCGGTTACGCGCTACATATACGAAAACGAGGTCGCTCGACGCAGAATGCGGCTGAACGAGTGTATCCTAACAGACCGCGAGTACGACAGCAGAGAGGGATTCCAGCACGATCTGAAACGCTCTGCGGCGTATTGGTGGCAGCAGACAACGCAGTACGGAATCGGCGCTTGCGACGCGGCGATGCGTGATGCGTTCCGGGACAGCGGCGTTCGTCGCGTCCGATGGGTAACGATGGGAGACAACCGTGTCTGTAAGGAGTGCAGGAAGCGAAACGGCGTTGTTTACGACATAGACAAAGTGCCGCCGAAGGCACATTACGGATGCAGGTGCGTATTAGAGCCTGTGAGAGAGTGATACTTTGTTAGACGAAAAAGTGATGGCCGCAATCGAGGCAATTTTGAAAAACGGCGGTATCGCCGAGATCAAAAACGAAAAAGCCGGTATTGTCGTCGTTGAAGTATCTCGGAAAGTGAAGCACAGACCGGACAAATAACTGAATATCGGCCTATCGGTAAACTGATGACCGATGGAAGCGGCAAGGCATGGCCGACGAGAGGGTATTTCCTTCTTGTCGGCCATTTTTTGTTTAGCTCAGAGAAGAGCCTAAAACCCAAACGCTGGGAGATCAGCGCAAAAAGCCCAAAAAGAATAGGCAGAGAAGCCTTAAAAACCCAAAGGAGAATGAATTATGAAAATCGACACCAGCAAAATCCCCAATTTCGACACGCTCCCGAAAGAGGCCAGAGACGCCATTTCGGGGATGGACTTCGCAGACCCTGTAGACATGTCGAAGTATGTCGAAAAGTCCGTGTTCGACCGCAAGGCATCCGAGGCTGCGGAGCTGTCAAAGCAGCTCAAGTCGAAGATGACGGAGGACGAAGCGGCGGCGGCAGAGCGAGCGGCAAACGAAAAGAAGATCATGGAAGAGCTTGAACGGCTCAGAAAAGAGAAGGTCGTTGCCGACTACAAGGCAAGATTCCTCGGCCTTGGCTATGCGGAACAGCTCGCGACCGAAACAGCGGAAGCGCTTGCAGACGGAAAGATGGATGTTGTCTTTACGAATCAGCAGAAGCACAACGAAGCGCTTAAAGCGGCTGCTGACGCAGAGAATCTTGCTGGCAACGAAAAGCCCCCTGCCGGGAAAGATGCCGGTGTTACCATCGATAGCCTGCGCAAGATGAGCGTAGCAGAACGATACGAGTTCTCTCAGAAGAACCCGGAACAGTACGAAAAACTTTACGGAGGTAACTAAACTATGCCGAACAAACCTTACAGCAATTTCTTCCTCTCGAATGAGGTTGAAGACCAGTACAATTCCCACCTCGATCTCCAGCAGTTTTGCACGGTAGACAACACTCTGACCGGCGTTGCCGGTATGATTCGCAAGATCAACCGCTATTCTGCGACTGCCGGTACGGAAAAGCTCAAGAAGGGCGATGGCAACACGAAGACCATCGAGGTCAGCTATGTGCCGAAGGACTACGAAATCAAGCTGGCACAGAACCGCTTCAAGTATTTCGACGAGGACGCAATGGAAGACCCGATGATCGTCCCCGTCGGTATGCGCCGCGCCGGTTCCGACATGTTCAACACCGTCAACGACGATGTTTACGGCGAGTTCGCGAAGGCAACCATCGTTGTTCCCGTCGTGAAACTGAATTTCGATGCTTTCGCAGACGCACAGGCGATGCTTAACCTCGAAAACCTCGAAGGAACGAGCATCTTTGCATTTGTCAGCCCGTCTGACGTTGCGGAGCTGCGGAAGGAACTCAAGGATACCCTTCAGTATGTCGAGGCGTTCGCTAGAAGCGGCTACGTCGGAACGGTTGCCGGTGTGAACGTCTTTACCAAGAAGGACGCAACGAGCGGTTCTGTGTACATGGCGACGAAGGAAGCGGTCACGCTGTTCAACAAGAAGGGCGTGGAGATCGAGCAGAACACCGCGAACACCCGCTCCGAGGAAGCGGCGAACAAGCGCGAGAATACCATCTTCTCCCGCAAGTATTACCTTGCCGCCCTCACCGACGAGACCAAGGACGTGAAGATTTTCAAGGGCACGGCGACCGCATCGCAGGATACGTCCGTAAACAGCGGCAAGACCTACTACGCGAAGTCCGGCGTCGGCTATGTTGCCGTTACGCCTGCGTCCGGTGACAGCCCCAAGGACAAGGGCTGGTACACCATCGCTTGATGACAGGGGGTACGCATCGTGACATTTGACGAGAAAATCAGAATGGTGGAGCTGCTTCTTGGCGAAAGCGGAGAAGACGAGCTGATCGGTGCGTACCTGTCTATGGCCGAAAGCGAAATCCTGTCATGGTCTGGTGCTGAGAGTGTTTCCCCCAAATACGATACAGTTCAGATCATGGCAGTGATCGCCGGATACAACTTGATCGGTACGGAGAATCAGACCGCACACAACGAAAACGGTATTTCCAGAGTGTTCAAGCATTCTGACATGGTAGCCTATATCCGAAATAACGTCTGCGCGAAGGTGGTGGCGTATTGAGATCACTTAGACGCAACAAAAGGACGTTCTGGTACGCAAACCTTGTCGGAAGCGAGGAAATTCTTTCCGGCGGGAAGCGAACCGGCCAGTATGTGACGCGATACGGAAATCCGGTCAAGGCGATGGAGAATGTTTCCGCTGCACGCGGTTCGTTGGATGACGAGCATTTCGGAATCAACGCTGACTATGACAGGACGATAACGAGCTGTGACCGGAATCTCGGCATAGACGAGGCATCGGTTCTGTGGATTGAGAAAGCGCCGGAAATCGCGCCTGACGGCTCGACAGATACGCCGTGGGACTATGTTGTTGCGAAAATTGCTCGTTCTATCAACAGCACTACCATTGCAATCAAGAAGGTGTCAGTGTCGTGAAGAAAATAACGGTAGAGCTGAACGCCGTATCCATCAACAGGGCGATTCGAGAGATAAAGAAGCTGGACGCGGAGTGGGACAGGAAAATTGACGAAGTGATTCGTAGGCTTGCGACGTTGGGCGCTACAAAGGCTTCACTAGGCTTTTCCCGCGCCATATATACGGGAGAAAAGGACGTTTCCATATCGGTCGAGCCGATAGAAAACGGTTACGCAATTATAGCATCCGGCGAATCTGTTCTGTTCATTGAGTTCGGCTCCGGTGTGACATACGGATACGGACACCCTGACCCGAAGGTATACGGCCCCGGTACATACCCCGGAAAGGGACACTGGGATGACCCGAACGGATGGTATCTTCCGAAAAGCAAGGGCGGATTGCATACATACGGCAATCCACCGTCCGCGACAATGTATCAGGCTGGGAAAGAACTACAGCAGGAGATTTTGCGAATAGCGCGGGAGGTGTTCACAGGTGGTTCCTGACATTGAGACAGATGTGTTCGATGCGGTTGCATCGGCGCTTTCTGCGAAATTCGGTGGCATTTTCATAACCGGAGAATATGTCCACGCGCCTGAATCCTTTCCTGCCGTCAGCCTTATCGAAGAAGACAATTCCGCTTTTTTACCTGCCTTGGATTCTGAGGGATCACATCATTCTCAGCTCATGTATGAGGTGAATGTGTACAGCAATCTCAAGAGCGGAAGAAAAGCGCAAGCAAAAGAAATCATGCAGGAGATCGACGAGAAAATGTCAGAGCTTGGTTTTGTTCGATTGAGCAGGAAGCCAATGACATTACCGAACGCGGAAACATCCATCTACAGGATGAACGCACGGTATCGGACGGTCGTAGACGAAAATAAACGACTTTTAAGGAGGTAGCCATATGGCAATCGAGCTTAGCACGGCTGGCATTCTGCTTGGCTATGGTGTTGAACAGACCGCCGGTACAAAGCCGACTACGTTCAAGCAGGTCAAGGGCGCGAAGAGCCTGCCGGACATGAACCCCGAACCTTCCACGCTGGAAACGACCCCGCTCGAAGCGTTGGAATGGAAAACGTATATCGACGGTCTGAAAGACCCCGGAGGCGCACTGGCTGTCCTGTTCAACATGACCGAGGAGCTTCAGACCACATGGGACGCGCTTTACGAGGAGTACAAGACCGCCGCAGAGGCCGGAAAGAAAATGTGGTGGGAGTTCTACATTCCCGGCCTGACGAAAGCATTTTTCTTCACCGGCAACCCGTCTCCGCTCGGCTTTGCAGGCGCTGAGGTGGACAGCGTGCTTGAAAACAGCGCGTATATCACGCCGACCGGCAACATCGGTTGGGATACGGCAGTAAAACCCGTTGCGTCTTAAATTATCGGAGGAATGAGTATGCAGAAGGAAATCGTAATCAACGGTAAGGCGTATCCTACGAAGGAAATCACCTTCAACACGGTATGCCAGTTTGAGGACATGGGAATCCCAATGTCCGAGATCGAGGCAAAGTCCATCATGTTTGTACGCGCCTATGCGGCTATGTGCATGGACAAAAAGGCAGATCAGGCAGGAGACGAGATCGAGAAGCACGTCATGAATGGCGGCAGTATAGACGAACTTGCAGATGTTCTTCGTCAGGCCGTCGAGGAAAGCGGTTTTTTTCAGGCTCTGTCCAAGAGAGCGGAAACGGCGGACAGCGAGAGCCAGACGGAAACTACGTAAAAAAGCACTACGCATCCTTTCGTGAGGAGTGCATTGAGACGTATCTTCCGCAATGTCTCATGATCGGAATCGACGAGGCGGGATTCTGGAATATGAATCCCGCCAAGATGAAACCTTATATCGAAGCAGACAGATTACGTCTTGAGAGCAAAAATTATGAACTTTGGCTCCAAGGCGTTTATTTTTTTGATGCAATCACAATCGCGCTTTCAAACGCTTTTGCACCGAAGGGCAAGAAGCCTGCGGAATATCCGAGCAAGCCTAGGAAAATCACGCAGGACACGCCGGAGGAACGCGAGGCGCGAGCGAAGCGCGAAAGAGAAAAGGCAATCGCATTCTTCAAGAAAATGGAGCGAGACTTCAAAAAGAAAAGTGGTGGTATGAGTGCCAACAGTTGAAACACTGGAAATTGAAATCAAGAAAAACGCATCTGATGCGTCCACGGGCATACAGGGCCTTATTTCTACGCTGACGCAGTTGAAGCAGGCCGCGTCCGGTGGGGCCGGGCTGACTGCTGCTGTTAAGCAGATAAAGAGCTTGGGCGCGAGTATCAACCAAATCACAGGTGCGAACAGTGGGCTTTCGACTACGCTCGGCACTTTGCAGAATATCGCCAATATCGATTTCTCGAATCTCAGGGATGCCGCGCGGGACATAAAGTCCATCGGGCGCGCTAGTGCTACAAGACGGCCCGCGCCGACGGAATCTCCCACTCAGACAATGCCAATATCCCCGGCAAGCACAACGGACGTTGCATCGGTAACAGAAGCAATTGAAAGTGCCGGAGACGCTTCAAAAACATCTGTATCAGATTTTAAAGCATTTTCGGCTGGGATGCATAGCGCGGTAATAAGCGTTGCAAAAAAGGCGGTTTCTCCGCTTACAAACCTTGCACGCGGATTTGTGAACATTGGAAAATCCATAGGCAGAATTGCAATGTACCGAATGGTACGGGCGGCCATCAAAGGTATCTCCACGGCGGCAAAGGAGGGTGTAAATAACCTTGTCAGATACAGCGCTGCGCTGAACAGCACAGATGCCGCATCGGCCAATGCAACGATGTCAGAGTATGCGACCACGCTTTTACAGGTCAAGAACTCGGTCGGCGCGGCGATCATGCCCGTACTTACCGCACTGCTTCCGCTTATCAATACGATAGCAAGCGCATTTATTACGGCTGCAAATGCAATCAACATGTTCTTTCAGGCACTTCAAGGAAAGACTACGTTCACAAAAGCAAAAAAAAGCACGGTTGATTATGCAAAAAGCCTGAATAGCGCGGCTGGCGCGGCAAAGGAACTGCAAAGAACAATCCTCGGCTTTGACGAGATCAACAAACTGAACGACGAGAACAAGGGAGGCGGTGGCGGCGCTTCCGGCGCGAACTACTCGAATATGTTCGAGGAATCCGAAATAAGCGAAAAGGCAAAGAAAATTGCGGAGTGGACGTCAAAAATCATTTCCAAAATTGACGAGTTCCTGAACACTGTATATGGAAAGCTCACTGTGGCACTCGGGCTTTTCGTCATAGGTGCAATTCTGGCATTCTCCGGTGCAAACATTCCACTTGGTCTTGGCCTTATGGCGGCTGGTGCGTACATGTTTGCAACTGAAATAGCCCTTAAATGGGGCGAAATCACGGATGAAGTCAAAGACGTAATAATGAAAATTATGTTGATTGTCGGCTCAGCCGTGATCGTGATTGGCGTTATCCTCGCGTTCTCCGGTGCGAATATCCCGCTTGGAATCGGCCTTATTTTGGCGGGCGCTGCGATTCTCGGGGCCGCTATAAAGCTCGATTGGGATGCAGTAAGAAAACAACTGCAAGGCCCGCTCGGGAAGATAATGGCTGCTGTTTCTGCTGCCGTTCTTGTTTTAGGCGCAGTACTTACATTCTCCGGCGCAAACATTCCTCTTGGAATTGGTCTAATGATTGTCGGCGCGGCTGGTCTGGCAAGCGTTGTTGCAATCAACTGGGACACGATCAGAGAGGCATTGCAAGGAGAATTTGGGAAAATTCTTGCCATTGTTTCAGCCGGATTGATTGTTGTTGGCATTGTGCTGGTGTTTACAGGTGTAGCGCTTCCGCTAGGAATCGGTTTGATCATTGCTGGCGCGGCTGGTTTAGCTACGACTGCGGCTGTCAATTGGGATTCTATTACTAGCTGGATTTCAAAGACATGGAATAAAATCAAAAGTTTTGCAAGCACGCCACTCGGGAAACTCGCAATCGGTGTTGTCTTAACATTCACCGGACACACGGCAATCGGAGTTGCCATGATGAATGCTGGCTGCCTATCTTTTTTCAAGTCGGAAGCTCCAAACTTTGATAATACTTTCCAACCGATTAAGGACGCATGGAGCAGCGTTAAAAACTGGTGGAGCACAAACGTTCAGCCAACGATTGACCGATGGAAGAATGCCATCACTGGAATTTTCTCTGGCGGAAGCTCTGCGAAGACTGTAACTCCGAACTGGCATAATAACAACGGTGGTGGGCAAGTCGGGAAATTTGCATCCGGCGGTTTCGTGACATCCGGCCAACTGTTCTATGCGCGTGAATCCGGCCCCGAACTTGTCGGCTCCATTGGCGGACGTACCGCTGTAGCGAATAACGACCAGATCGTAGAGGCCGTGTCAAATGGTGTTTACCGTGCAATCGCACCTTTGATGTCGGGTATGCGTAACGGAGATACGCACATTTATCTTGACGGAAAGGAAATCACGGCAGGGCAAAACCGCAGAAACCGCATGTACGGCGCGGCTCTGTCCGGCGTGTAAGGAGGCCGTATGAAAGTAAAGATAAATGGTTTGGACATAACCGACTACATTGCATTCGGCGGCTTCAAGTGGACGCGCAATGACGTTGACTCGCCTGACACCGGGCGTATGCTCGACGGTGTTATGGAGCGCTCCCGCGTTGCAACAAAGGTCAGAATTGACATTACATGCCGCCCGCTGCTTCTTTCCGAAGCGTCTGAGCTGCTAACTGCGATCATGCCGGTTTTTGTGCAGGTCGAGTATACAGACCCGCAGGAAGGGCGCGTTGTAACGAAAACAATGTACTCTAACAACAACCCGGCATCTTTCTGTATGAAGAAGCCAGACGGACGCGAGTTTTGGAGCGGGATTGCGTTCCCGCTTGTTGAAAAGTAGGTGATTCTATGCAGACAGTCCCGAGTAATTGGAACGACGTTTTCAATCTCGACCACAGAACCGAGTTCAAGGCGGTTATAAACGGCGTTACATACACCTACGGCTCTATCAAATCCGCACAAATCACAAAGTCCATGATGGACAAACTGACCATTGGTCAGGCAACGTCGGCAATGCTCGACATGGTGTTTAGACCGCAGGGGGCGATTCCCCCTGCGGCAAAGATAGAGTGCTATGTCAGGCTGACGAATTATGACCCTACGACGGTCATCACTGACGAGGCATCAAATGTCATTAAAACAGATGACGGCTTTGTACTCGCCTCAACATACTCTGTCGGTACAGACTGGATTCCATTCGGAACGTTCTTTATCGACACGAGGGAACTCGCGGCAAACGGTCTTATGACCATCACGGCATACGACAAAATGCTTACAGCGGAGCAGGACTTCCCTTCTTCCGCTGGCTCTATGACCATGAGTAATGCTGTGTCGTACATAGCAAACGCTATGGGCATTCAGGTCGATAGCCGAAACCAGATAGCCCCGTACAGCGTTGACAGCCCTGTTGGGCTTTACACGATGCGCGAGGTGCTTTGCGGGATTGCGGCGGCATCCGGCGGAAACTTCATTATTACAGAAAACAACAAGCTCCGGCTTGTCCGAATCAGCTCGCCGGTGGCTGTAGAAAAAACGCGCGTCGCGTCTCTGGACATTCTTTCCGACGTTCAGACCATCGGGAAGGTCACTCTGTATCCAGACGGGAACACACAGTACAGTTCCGGAACATCCGGATACGAAATTCAAGCGGACTGCATCTACGCTACGCAGGACATTTGCAATTATGTAAAAGGCATTCTGAACGGCGTGCGATACCTGCCATACAGCGCTGGGACGGCATTCATAAACCCTGCACTGGAACTTGGAGATAGCGTCAGCCCGAACGGGAGTCCCGCCATTTTAGCCTCTGCTGTCTTTACAATCGGCGTCTCTATGGGTGCGAGCATTGAAGCACCGATTGATATGGAGGTAAACCACGAATATCCGTATCAGTCTAGGACGCGAGAGGAACGCCGCCTTGCCACAAGTCAGAGCCGCATTGAAAAGACCACCGAACAAATCCGTCTCTCCGTAGAAGGCAAGGCAGACGCAGCGGACGTTCAGGCCGCGATTGACCTAAATCTGAACAATCTGAGTCTTTCCTATACCGCAGGAGAAAACGGTGCATCTATCACGCTGTCGAAGGACGGCGTATCCATCACTGGCGACGTGAAAATCGGCTCTATCGATGCGGATAAAATCGCCGTAAAGAACATAAACGCGGACGAGATCACGGTAGGTTCTCTTTATGGTATCGACATTGTAGGCTGCAACATCTACGCGCAGGAGTCGAGAAAAGAGTATGCGAAGATCACTGCGACTGGTCTTGAGGTCTACACGGACAACACCTTCAAAATGGGACTCGCGGTAATCAATGATTCGCCTACCTTGGAACTAGGTAATACGACGCCGGGAATCGTGCAGAAGGTCTTTGAGGAATCCGCGCACAGACTTTGGATAGGCGACCGGAACTGGCGTGACGGATTCTTAATTGACTTTACGAATCACACGATCAAGAAATTTAAGAACGGAACAGGGACGGTAATATGAGCGAAAAACTGAAATCCCTTGTCGCGATCAAGGAAACGCTGAATAAAATCCGCGTTTCAGGGCGCGACGATTGCTACGCCGTTGTGGCAATCAATAACGAGCTGGACAAGCTCATTTCCGCTGAGAAAGAGGTGATAGACAATGGCTGATGTGTACAAGAAAATATCCGACTTCAACGTTGCTTCCAGTTTTGGTGATAATGACCTCCTTCTTGTTTCGCAGACTGGAATAACGAAGGTCATTCGAGGCTCGACGCTGAAAGAACTTGCGCGAGCGGCAGGTGTGGAAGCGGCGAAAATCAACAATGCTACGGTCAATGCCGCCGGGCATCTGATTCTGACAACGACGAGCGGCGCAAATATTGATGCTGGCAAAGTCACGGGAAATGACGGCGTATCCGTCACCGGCGCGACTATTGACTCGCAGTATCATTTGATTCTCAGCTTTTCGGACGGCACGACAAAGGATGCAGGATACTGCCGGGGCGCGTCCGGAGCTGGCACAGGCGATATGCTTTCTTCCGACTACGACGCAGACCATGCCATCAAGGGCGCTGGCGGCATCGCGGCTTATACCATCCCGAAAGCAATTGACGTTGTTCTGAGCACTGTCGGATGGTCGAACAAGCAGCAGAATGTCTCGAGCAGCCTTTTTTTGAAAGCTGGATATAAGTACATTGTTGCTCCGACATGGGGGAATGCAGACGCATACAGTAAGTCGAAGGTCAAGGCAAAGGATGTCACGGTTGACGGCTCGATGACGTTTGTGTGCGATACCGTGCCGACAACGAATTTGTCTGTGCAGGTCTTGAGAGTGAGGGTGCAGTAATGGCGAATGTTATCAACATGGTTGGCGGCGGCGCTCCGACCTTGCAGGAGAAAACAGTTTCCCCGTCCGGCTCTCCGCAGGTCGTTACGCCGGACGCAGGGAATGACGGACTCAGCAAAGTAACCGTGAACGCCGCGCTTCTGCAAAGCAAGACTGTTACACCTAATTCGACACAGCAGACTGTTTACGCAGATAGCCAATACTATGGCCTTTATAGAGTGACCGTAAACCCTGCAAGCGGCAAGAAAGCAATCGTGAAAAGCGTTTACCCACAAACAGAAAGGACGTTTGACATATTAGACACGGATAACGTTGGACTCCAACACGTGGAAAGCGTCACGATTTCCGCAAGAAACACAAGCGAAATCCCAGAGAACTATTGCGCGATTTTTGCGTGGGACAACGATAGAACTGACGCTGTAGCGGTTGTTGGAACAAATACACCAAAGTGGGATATATCTCTCGGTGGAGTTCCGATTGCCAACATCAGTGGAAATCACATTATTATAGGTTTCAACAACATATTGTTTGAGGATACCGCACTATACACAGTTATAATCACAGGGACATAAGGCGGTGAAAAAATGATTGAAATGAAGGCAACACATCGTGCACCTATCAAACTGGGGCACACGGGAGAAAACGAGGCTGTTCGCGTAGCGTTCTCGCTGCTTCCGTTTAAGGGGACCTTCCCTGACGGCGTTCCTTCGCTTCTGGCGCGTCGAAAGGGTGACGCCGCCGCGTATCCCGTTCCGCTTACAATCGAGGCTGACACGGCGTACTGGTCTGTCACACGCGCAGATACGGAGAAAGCAGGCTTCGGGCAGTGCGAATTGCAGTGGATTGTCGGGAATACCCTTGCGAAATCCGATAAGTTTGACTTCTTTGTTGTGAAAGCGCTTGAGGCTGGTGCGGAAGCGCCCGACGCGCCGAGTAAGGCATGGTTCGAGGCGATACAGGCTCAAATCGGCGACCTGTCGCAGCTGACCACCAAGGCGAAGGAAAATCTTGTTGCCGCGATCAACGAGGCAGCTCGCACGGGCGGCGGCTCTGGCGGCGGCACGGTTGAAATGCGCGTGTCCGGCGGATATATCCAGTATTCCAGCGACGGCGTGTCGTGGGAAAACCTGATTGCCGTGAGCGAGCTTAAGGGAGAAGCTGGCCCGCAGGGCATCCCCGGCGCGGACGGCATCACGCCGACGATCGGAGCAAACGGGAACTGGTATCTCGGCGACGAGGACACCGGGAAGCCGTCCCGCGGTGAAAAGGGCGATCCCGGTGCAAAGGGCGCTGACGGAGCAGCCGGTAAAGACGGCAGCGACGGATACAGCCCGGAGGCGACTGTCACGCCGATCAACGGCGGCGCGAAGATCATCATCAAGGACAGAAACGGCACGACGTCCGCAAACGTGATGAACGGAGCACAAGGCCCGAAGGGCGACGCTGGCCCCAAGGGCGACAAGGGCGAACCCGGCGAACAGGGGCCGAAGGGCGATACCGGTCCCATCGGCAAGACCGGCCCGAAGGGTGACGCTGGCCCCAAGGGCGACAAAGGCGAGCCCGGCGCACAGGGCATTCCGGGTGAAAGGGGCGAACCCGGCGCACGAGGAGAACAAGGCCCCGTTGGGCCGCAGGGAAAGACCGGCGCGCAGGGCCTCCAAGGGCCGAAGGGCGACAAGGGAGACCCCGGCGCGCAGGGGCCGCGCGGTGAACAGGGCCCTGTCGGAGAACGAGGCCCGAAAGGAGAGCCGGGGACGCCTGCGGTGACGGCGGCAGACAACGGAAAGTTCCTGCGGGTCGTGAACGGATTCTGGAAGGCGGAGGCCGTTCCTTCGGCGGGAGGTGCGTCGTTTTGAGTGAATATCTGACAAGCGGTGCGGCGCTGACCCACACGGCAGAACGGATTCGCGCAAAAACCGGCTCTGCGGCGAAAATTACTTGGGACGATACGAAAGGCTTCGGGGATGCGGTGGATGCGATTTCGGCAAAAGAAAGCATACAGCACGCGGAGATTCCGGACTATGTGAAGGCGGAGGCGCTTTCGGTGGCGGAGAAGGTCAGGCGTGTCTTGAAAGACGACAGCATTGTATTTGCGGCGGTCTCCGACTTTCACCACGCCGGGCCGCAGACGGACGGCTGGCAGACGAACATCAACGCCGGAAATCTGCACGCCTGCATGGCGCTCAAGGTGCTGGCGTACAGCCTGCCGAGGCTCGATTTTGCGTGTATGCTCGGCGATGTGACGTTCGGAAACGCAAAGACCACGACCGAACTGATGCAGGCACAGTTTGACGAAATCAACGGCTGGCTCGGTGAGGCATGGCGCGATGTGCCGCAGTTCCGAACGGTCGGAAACCACGACACCGGAGAGTACAGCACGCTCGTCGGCGCGGCATTCCTGAAAAACAACATCGGGAAATACAATGAGGGCGCTGTCTACGGAAGCACGGAATACGGCTACTGCTATCGGGACTTTCCGGGCAGAAAGCTGCGCGTGATCTGTCTGAACTCCTGTGAGGGCGAGACTACGGGAGGCGCAAGTGCTCCGAAAATCTTCTCCGATGCGCAGCTGATGTGGTTTGCGGAGACACTGAGCGATGTGGGAGGCAAGGCCGATGCCGCCAAGTGGGGCATCCTCGTGCTGGCACACTATCCGCTCGATCTGGGCGGCGCGTATCCCGCGGGAAACATCGTAAAGGCATATGTGAATGGAGATGTGGCCTCGGTCGGCGGAGAGCGGGTGAATTTTCGCGGGAAAAACGCGGCGAAGTTCATCGCAAATGTCCACGGGCACAATCACTGCTTCCAGTTCGGAAAGCTCCACAGTGTGGAAAACGGGAAAGGCACACAGTTTGACGCATGGCGCATGTGCACGCCGAACGCCTGCTTTTACCGCAACAACTCCGGCGTCGTCACCATGTACGGGATCTCATTCGGTGATCCCGCGGCCTACGATAAGACGGCCGGAACGGGCAAGGACACGGCCTTTAATATCAACGTCATCAATCCGTCTGAGCAGGTGATCTATTCGTTCTGCTACGGCGCAGGAACGGACAGAACCATCGGGTACGCGGCAACGGTCTATCACAGCATCACGAACACGCTGACGCATGTGACGACGAGCAATGACGCAGTCGCTGCCGAGGACGGCACGGAATATACGGCGGCGCTTTCGGCGGTGAGCGGCTACACGATGGAGACGGTCTCGGTCACGATGGGCGGCACGGATATTACGGCCTCCGCCTACACGGAAAGCTCCGGTGTCATCCGCATCGCGAAGGTCACGGGCGACGTGGTCATTACGGCGAAGGCGGCAAAGGTTGTATCGTATCATAACCTTGTCCCGATCGCTGTGGACACGAGCGGGGCCTCTGCGCCGTATACGGATGGCAAATATCTAGGCTCCAACGGTGCTCCCAGCGATATGAGCGGATTCGTGACAACTGGATTTATCCCATTCGATGGCGGAGCGAAACACATATACCGTATCGGTGGCGACGGAATCGCATGGAATACATACGGATGCCGCATTGCGTGGTACCAGGCGAATTATTCGCTAAAAGGGTCGCCGACCAGCTACGATAAGATTGGCGCCAGCATCTATTACCCGACCAAGGTGGAGGACCCGAACGCCGCTGCGGCATTTTCTACGGACGAGAATGTTGCGCCGCCGCAGGGGGCGAAGTATTTCCGTGTGTCCGCCAAGGGCAAGGGCGCAGATTTGGTCGTAACACTGGACGAAGAAATCACATGACGGGCAATGCCCGCGAGAAAGGAGCACAAGATGGAAGACGGGATTCAGGCGCAGATCGCCTCTGTGGAGGCGCGATGCAAGAGCAACTCGCACAGGATCGACGAGCTGGAGGCAGACAACAAGGCGCTGCATCAGCTGGCGACCTCGGTGGAGGTTCTGGCCACCAAGCAGGAGACGATCGAGGAAAACGTGAACGAGATCAAGGCCGACGTGAAAAGCCTCAAGGCGCTGCCGGGAAGCCGCTGGGAGGCGGTCGTGAAGGGCGTCATTACCGCGCTCATCGCGGGGCTGATCGGCTTTGTGCTGGCAAAGCTGGAGGTGGGTGGATGAAATGCCGAAGATCGTGAAGAAGTCGCGCGTGACCAAGGGCAAGATGGCGCGGGAGCTGGTATACTACTGCATCTGGGCGCTGACGGCGGCGCTCGCGTGGGCGATGGTCGTCAAGACGGCGGCGCTGCTGCTCGACCGGACGTGCGACCTTTCGGACGTGCTGGTGTTCGCGGGCGCGGCCTTCGGCGGGGAGCTGCTGCTCCTGCTTGTAAAACGTGTATTTGCAAAACCGAACGACAAAGAAGATGGAGGGACATACGATGTATAAACGAGTAGGATTCTGTACGGAGGACAAGGAAATTTCGGAACGCATTCGGGCTAAACTGGAAGAAGCCGAGAAGGCCATTATGGAAATTCCGGCGTGTAGAAACAGGAGTTTGGCGCTGACGCATCTCGAAGATGTGATGCTCCGCGCAAATCTGGCGATTGCCGAAGGCGTAGGCATGCGCGGGGAGGGTTGATTATGGATAATATCAAGAAACGGCTTGGAAATCTGCTGAGCGTGAAGTCGCTGGTGACGCTGGTGCTGACGGGCGTGTTCGCCTACATGGCGGTCGTGGGCAAGATCTCGCAGGACTTCATGACCATCTACGCGGTCATCATCGCGTTCTACTTCGGAACGCAGAGCCAGAAGCTTCAGGATGCGGTGGATGAGAAAGGAGGCGGCGCGGGAGATGCCGGTAATTAAGGACGCTCTGACGAGCTGCAACCACAGCAAGGGCGGCTGCCGCCCGAAATACATCGTGGTGCACTACTTCGGCGCGCTCGGCACCGCCGCCAGCGTGGCCGAGTGGTTCAAGAATCCGCAGGCCAGAGCCAGCGCCCACTATGCCGTTGACGAGGGCAACACCATCTACCGATGTGTTAAGGAGTCCGACATTGCGTGGCACTGCGGAGACGGCCAGAAGCATCCGGAATGCCGGAACTGGAATTCTATCGGCGTGGAGGTGCGCCCGAGGAAGGTCAACAAGGCGCGGCTGGGCGCGTATGATACGGACTGGTATTTCGATGAGGCGACGCTTGAAAACGCCGTGTGGCTGATCAGGCGGCTCATGAAGCAGTACAACATCCCCGCCGAGAACGTCATCCGGCACTACGACGTGTCGGGCAAGATGTGTCCGAGGCCGTTTGTCGGGGACGATATTAACACCCACTACAACACGTCCGGCAATGTGCAGTGGGCGAGATTCAAGGAAAGGATTGATGATGAAGTGGTTGAAAAGTCGAAAATGATCGTGGACGGCAAGGAGGTCGCCGTGGAGCGCATCCTGAAAAACGGCACGAACTATGTCAAGGTGCGCGACATCGCCGCGGCGCTGGGTCTGAAAGTCAGCAATAAGGGCAATATCGCCGTGCTGAGCACGAAGTAAGCCTGCGCCGTCCTGCGCGCCGAAAGGAGGCGCGAATGGCAAGAGGGCGCGTAAATCTACCAGTGGAGCTGCAAACCTTACTGGCGGGCGATTGGGAGCGCGTCATTGGGCAGGCGATGCTTGGCCGGGAAGATCGGCAGATCATGCGGATGTACGTCATGGACAGGCTGCCGCAGATCGAGATCGCGGCGGAGATGCACATGGACCGGTCGACGATCTCGCGGAGACTTGTACACGGCATAAACGAGGCGCGCAGGACGGCAAAAAGGCTGAATATCGTATAGCAAAAGCCCGGGGCATTATGCCTCGGGCTTCGCGTTCTTCCATATGTAATTTGGATCATATCTCTTGCTGGCACGTTCGAGCGTCTTAAAGTCGCATGAGATATTACAGAGAAATGTGTTTTTCTTGTTGACAACCTCAAAATACGTTTTCGCGGATCTCTGGAAAATAGAAGCACGGTTGCGATCAATCTCGACAAGCTGGTTATATAGAAGTGCGCGGTATTGGGCGTCCGTCTCGTCATCAATATCAAATCTAATAAGGGCACAATCAGGGACGGGAACCATGTTGTTGAAACCAAGAATACCGAGTTTTCCGTCGTCTAATTTGAATATGTGAATTCCAGGTTTAATTCTAACATGGTTTGGCTTCGGAGACTCCATTGGAACAAAATATCGATATTCTCCGACAAGCAAAACGACGCCGACATACGGTCTTCTTGCGTCCTTGTTAAACTGGACGCGTTTGTCACGTGAGTGCAAAAAATGTATGTATTTATCAGATATTCTGTAAATGCTCAGTTTTTCCATGTTTCGACCTTTCTTGCAAAGTAAAAGCGGGACAGTGTACGCCGTCCCGCTTTTGATTGCCCATGCAATTTTTTCATTCCCTACTTAACGGCAAGGGTTTTCCGCTTTTTTCATTCCCTACTT